ACAATTCTGGAAAGTGCATTGAAGACAGTTGCGTCGAAGATCAATCAGACATAAAATCGTTTGCGCAGGTTGGATTTTCTCAGTATATAGAGGGAGTTGGATGCGTAAGATCAAGTGGGGGGGATCTTGGCGGTGGAACCGAAACACTCTTAGCGCTACAGTACTCCTATAGTGATTACAATTCAGTAATCGGACCCTTGGCTGCTTCGGACTGGAAGTTTCCTCAGCAACAACAGGTTTATGAAGGTAAAATAGTAATTGCAGAAAAAGTTGAAAACAATAAATCAGTTTCAATTACAGGAGATGTGACCCATACGCTAACATCAAGAATGGATTCTAGTGAAAATGGCTACGGAAGAGGTACGCCAATTGTTGCTGTTTCACAAGAAAATGTGACAATTGTCAGAAAGTTAACTCCGTTGGAATGCGAAAGATTGATGGGTTGGCCAGATAATTGGACCATGGGACAATCTGACACTCAGCGTTACAAACAGTGTGGCAATGGCGTTTCGTCGCCAGTAGCCACATGGATTGCAGAAATGATAATACCCGTATTGTGATGTATGGTAAAAAATTGCTTTTGCATTGTAATTAGGCTATAATACTAACCGTAAATAATAACCTTCACAAACAAAAGAAGTTGCCAACGTCTGATACATGGGCTATAATGTTTATTGTTACATAAGCAAACAACAAAAGGAATAATATGTCAGACAATAAATTAAATTACTTTGTGGTAGAGGAAAAGATCCTCGTCAAGGCAAAAAACAAGCAGGACGCTGAAAAGGTTGCTGCTGGCCGCAAAGCAGTTAACGGTGAAGTACTCTTTAGATCAACTGATATTGAGAGAATTTCATCCGTCCAGGCACACAAGCGAATTAATCAGCTAAGCGCCTAAATCCCAAATGCCCGAGGCAGACGTAGGGTCTGCCTCGGGTGTAGGATATATTGTATGATTATTGCTCAAATGGTTGGAAGAAACGAATCACATAGATTTTTGAATGTGATTTTAAATCGACTTAAAGATCAAGTTGATCATATAGTCTTTACTGATGATTGTTCAGACGACAATACCGCCAAAATTGCTAGTCAATATGCTAGCGTATACATAAATGAAAAGCCTTTGTTTTCTGTGCACGAGGGACAGCTCAGATCAAAAGCTTGGCAAAACCTTTGCCTTCATGCAAATGAGGGCGATTGGATTATTGCTATTGACTGTGATGAGATGTTGTATAAATCTTCAGACATTGATGATATCAATATAGCATCGGTGCTAGATCAGTCTCCATTTGATGTCGTCAATGTACGCTTCTATCATATGTGGTCATCTACTCAATACAGAGTTGACAAACTTTGGGCTCCGAACAATAGTTCAAGAATCTTTAGATTCAAAGAAAACGGTAAATTTAATGATAGGAAATTGGCTTGTGGCTCAGAACCAACTTATGTTATAGAGGACCTTAGAAGAAGAAATTATTGGCTTCATTCAGGGTTAATCATGCAGCACCTTGGCTACATGCTTGACGAAGACAAGATTTTAAAATACAATCGATACATGTCTTTAGACAAGGGTCAATTTCATAATATAAAACACATAGAATCAATTATGGACAAAAATCCAACATTAATTAAGTGGGGAAATTTTGGAATATGAAAACCTATAACGCAATAGAAACTATAAAAAAAGCTACATATCTTCTTGAGAAAAGTGAGCGTTTTGCTTTTGTTACCTATACAAGATCAGCTATATTTTCTTTGACTGGAGAACTTACTGGAGATAAAAAACCTCCAAAAAACTTTATTAAACTAGTAACTTCCAGTTTAGACAACAAAGATCAAACTTTTGTTAAGGCAATTCAAAGAGACTTGATAAAATCAAGCATTGAAAAGATAAAAGAAAACCATCAGATTGATTTGTCTACTTCTACTTTTTATGATCCAGGATTTTTGGAATATTATATAAATACTAACTATGATATTTTTAAGACATTTACATCTTGGTACTTAAAAAACACAAACGCAGTAATCGTGTCTTTTCAGGGCGAGGCATCAATATCAAAATATTTTTCTAAAGATTCTATTTATTTGAATGCTCCGTACAATGATTTTTATTCAAAAATAAATTCAATTACAGAAGAAATTATAAAAAATAATGACAAAACAAACCTATGCATACTAGACTGCCCGATGCTAAGCACTGCGTTGACACAAAACCTTTGGGAGAATAGTTCTATGTCCATACTGGATTTAGGTAGAACTCTTACTGTAGCAAAATCACTGCATAGATCAAAATGACAGAATTAAATAAAAAAACAACAGATTTTCTCAACGCAAGAATAAAAAGTTTGTTATTTGAAAGCAGTTTATCACTGCCAAAAATGGCTAATGAGCTATGTCTTTCTTACGAAGAACTTGATAAGTATATTAATAAGCTTGGTTTATCTTGGATTAAAGAACACAGAAGAAAAATGTCAAAAGGTCAAACTGTTTTGACAAGCGTGCTTAAAAAGCTTATACCAGGAGAGACTATAATAAATGAGTTTCATATTGGAGAAAGGCTAAAACTAGACGTATATTGTCCTAGCTATAAGATTGCGGCTGAATATCATGGCATACAACATTTTAAATATACAGAGAGATTTCATGAATTCAAAGAAGATTTTTTAAATGGTCAAAAAAGAGATCAAAGAAAACTTGAGTTGTGCAATGAGCAAGGAATTGTTTTGGTTGTATTTAGATACAATGACAAACTTACGGAAGAAGTAGTTTATGATAGAATATTGTCGGCGCTAAAATCTTCAAGCCATATTGTCAAGGTAAAAGACAAAAAAAATATAACTGAAAACCCTTTTTATCAACAGGCAAAAAAAAGAAATTCAGATAAAAAAAAGAAACTTTATAGAAAAATAAAAGAGAAGAAAAAAAATGACAGAAACCGAAAATGAAGAATTATCTAACTATCCTTTTGAGTATCAGGTATTTGCTCTTGCACTAAGAAATAAAGGTGCTATATCCTATTTTGAGGCTAATCTTCCAGAGGAAGCGGTTGGCGCTGTCAATGGTCAGTTGGGTTTAAATGAATTTTATAAGGCTCTACTTTCCTATTATAGAATAACAAAGTTAGATTTTGTAGATCCAATTGCTTTCAAGGCTTGGCTAGAATCGGAGACTGATATTCACACTGCCTTAGGTGGCTCAATAGGTGTTGATACGGTAATAGACATTCTTAAATCTATAGATGTTTCAACCGAGGAATCAATCACCCAGATACTTAAGCACAGGTGTAATAAGAAAAAGCAGCTAGATATTTTGCAAGAGCTTCAACTTCTTCTTACTCAAAAAGGGGAAAAAACTTTAAAAGAAATTGCTAGAATATCAGAAATTACAGCAGAGATAAAAAATCTAGAAAATGATTTGAACTTCAATGTTCTAGACAGTGTAGTCACTGCCAAAGATATATCGGAAAGGGCAGAGTCTTTATTGGATATACCAAGTTTTCTTCCAACACAATTTAAATCTCTGAATAGGGCGATGGGATATACTGATGAGGGTGGATTTTTTAGGGGGTCAGTGCATGCAATAATAGCGGCTTCTGGAAAAGGCAAGAGCACGTTTGCCAAGTGCCTAGTGAATCATTGGGCCGACACCGGATATAGGGTTTTATATGTGAATTTTGAGGAAGCAGTTTCGCACTGGGAGCGAGTATTGATGACTCAAATAATAGAAAAAAATGTTTATGCCGAAGCATCTAGTTGGTCTGAATCTGAAAAGGCAAAAAATCTTGAAAAGTTTCAAAATAAATTGAAAGAATGGGGAGATAGATTTATGGTCAGACATGATCCAGATACTCCATATTTTGAAGATCTTGAAAAATGGCTAAGAAGTGTAATGGGGCATGCAGATCTAATCCCAGATGTAATCGTAATTGATACAATACAATCAATGTTTACAAGATCCACGGGTAAGGGCAAGCCGAGATGGGGTGAATTTGAAGAAATGATGGTTAAGCTTGAGAAGTTAGCCAGAGACATGGACGCTGTATTGATCATAACAGCTCAGGAAAATGCAAATAGAATGAAGGAAAAGAGAGAGGTTGTTCAGCAGTCTGATACCGGTGGTTCACTCTCTATTCAACAAAAGTGT